GTTTCTTACGAGAGATGGCGAGTGCGCTTTACGAACTATGGGTGGGAAGAGAGCACCTCAATGGTGTTGAACATGCGAGACATCGCAAGACGTCTTGCAAGAGCCTTCCCATCGGACCAAGTCACGTACATGGCCCGAACAGAAGCGACATTCGAGTCGTTGTCGGTCCGAATTCTCGGCCCGTACATCAACCCCCCGATCCCCTAAGGAGCTGAACTCATGGCTGACTATGCCATTGGGCTTTCATTCCACAAGGCTCACAGGACGATTGTCCGGGCCATTGGACTGAACGCCCCCTGCCGTTACTTCGCAGATCGCGATGCAGCAGGTTTCATCACACTGCCAAGTCTTGACACAGGCGATGCCTACGTCGAGATCCAAGGTGTCACACAGACCAACTTCCAGATCAACGACAACAACCAGGAGTTCCGTCTTCTGGGTGATGACGGTTGGAATGACTCAGTCATTACGGGATCTGGAGTTCAAGCATCTTGCACAACCTTCTTCTTGAAGGATTCCGAGGTGCCTGGAGGTGCTCAATGCCCTCAATTCCGTGGCAACTACGACGAAGGCTTCGCTCTTATTGAGCGTGCTCGTTACGACAAGGATTTTGAGATCTACATCGAATTCTTGAAGGAGCTAGGCCAGTCAGACGGCAGCACAGGCGACTGGATTTATGACTTCACAGGCTTCAACGCCGTGATTCAGAACTACGCCGAGAACATGAATGCTGAGGGTCTCACAGAAGTGACCTTCGACCTCGTCTCCCGAGGCCGTCCAGTATTCGGACGTTTGAACAACGGTGGCAACCAGATCGAATTCGGTCAGGTGCAGTCCACGCTGCTCTTCCTCACAGCAGGAAGCCGTCAGGTGGCCTTCCTTCCAGCGGACAACGCCGATGCAGTAGCCGTAGATGGCAACCTCACCGCCACCTACACCAGCGATGGCAGCACAGCGCTGACCGAACTGCAGCTGGGCGATACAGATGGCGATGGTTACGCCCTCTTTGTGAATTCGACAGGAGTGCGCGTCCCCGCGACAGTCACTCTTGCAGCGAATGTGGTCACGGTGAACCCCGATGTGGACCTCACTGCAGGAACCATCTACGAACTGCGTGTAGCAGACGGAGCGGTCAAACAATCCGTCAACGCTTCTGGCGTAGCAGATGCAGCAGGAGTTGCCCGTCCAATCCAGGGACAAACGATCACGTTCAAAACGGCCTAACCCGTTTTTGAATGCACTTGCGGAACTCCCTAACCGGATTACGATTAGAGAGTTCCCCATTAACCCGGCCCCCGCCGCCACGGGGGCTCTTTTTATGGATTTAGAGCAGGGCAATTACGACCTACTGCGCAACCCCGTGAACTTTGCATGGGCGGTTAATTGCTTAGTAGAGGAAGACTCCGTCCACATCGGAGCCCTCTACCTGGAACCCCAGATCCCCGATCCCAATATACGACTTGCGTATAACGAACGTTATGTAGATGTGATCATTCCAGAGGAGTACATCAAACGGACGGAAAGCCTCAGAGCATGGAACGTAGAGCTACCAATCGCCACCGCTACGCAACTGTCCTAAATCCATTAATTTATACGGCACTCGTATAATTTAGATAACGCGACTCACCCAATGTCGAAATACAGCTCGCTGCTATTCAGCCCATCAGAATTCCACGAGATCGCCCCCTTCCGTTTCCCGGTTTATCACGACCTCGTACCTGGCGAAGCGAAGGGTATTGAAGACATCACCCGCAACCAATCACGCAGCACTTTCAAGTCCATCAAAATTGCGCAGCGCATCGCAAAGCAGAAAGGCATAACAACTAAAGAAGCTGTCGAATTACTCTCCAGCCTGGGTGAAGGGGACAACGAAGAAGCAGTCTTCGAGTTCGCAGAAGAGTTAGAAGAACTGAACCACGATGCAGTGGGCAATGTTGAGACCCAAGTCTCCTTTGTCACCCTATTCATGAAATACAGAGCCGAAGCGCAGCTAAACGGCAAAAGGAAGTGGGAAAAACTGTCCGACTGGACCCAGGAAGACACCGAATCCATGCCGACCTCGGTGATGAACGAGATCTTCCAACTCATTTTGTGGGAGCGTGACGGCTGGCCAAAGGAGGGAAACGTCGAGGCCGAAGCAGTCGCGAGCTAACTCCAGAGGAGCAGCTAGACAGCCTCGGCGAATACCTACGCAGCCCAGTAACAGACTGGGATGCCTTCTACTTCCGCATCCGTACATCACCCATAGGAGCTGACTACCCCCGAGAGCGTTTCTTACGCACTCCCATCAACCAGCTCAAATGGGTGATGGACAAGATCACTGATAAAGAGCAATCAGCAGCCAACCTGGACGCGGTCAGTACCGCCCGGATGGCTGACCTTTTACTGCGTGTCGCGCACGGTTTCGGTGGTTCCAAAAAAGCAGTAAATAGCAAACCAAAAGATTGGCTACCTTTCCCTGACTACCGTCCTATACACGCGGAAGCCGATCAAGCGGACGAACCGACGAAGTTCATCCTTACGGAACTAGTGCATCGTTTTGATATACCGGTCTACGTCTTTGTCGCATTAAACGGGCGTTTGGATAGCAACCGATAAAATACGAATAACGGTTAGCCAGCTGAGACGTGAGTCAGTACGAAATTAGGGTCTCAGCTGACACCAAGCAAGCTACAAGCCAGCTGCAAAAGGTCGACAAGACCGCAGATCAGGCCACCCGAGAGCGCAAGATAAAAATAGGTGTACCAGACCTAAACAAGATAGAAAAGCAATATAAAAACGTCAAAAATAACGTACAAGATGCCGCCAATTCCATCAAGACCTTTTACAAGGTTGCAAAAGTAGCTCCAGGCATCGGCGATACCGTCCAAAACATAGAAGACCTTGCGAAAGGCACAGCTAACGCAGCCAAAGCTGCACCACAATTAGCCTCTGCATTAAAAGATTCATCCGCTGCATCAAACATCCTTGGTGGGAGTGTCCGCAAGACAAGTGATGTCTTGATGACGATGGTGACCAACCTGGCCAAGGTTGGGTTCGCTGTCTACGCAGTAAAAGAAGCTGTCGGGCTACTCCAAGCCGCATTTGGAGGCTTCTTCAACGACACCCTTGGGCGTGAGATCCAGCTTCGCGAGACGATGCTGAAGACCCAAACCACCCTGGCCAGTACCAGCAAGGTCTTCAAAAACGGCAAAGAGATCGTCGATCCCCTGGAGAAGATCGAAACCCTTACCAGTTCTGTAAACGACAACATCGCCAGCATCCGAGAGCGTTCTCTTGAGCTAGCCGGTGTCACGTCAGGTGAGGTGATCGAAGTCTTCGGGATGGTCGCCCAGCAGATCAGCAGTATCGGCGGAGGGTTGAAGGAAGCTGAAGACCTCGCGATCCAATTCGCTGCCGCCCTCGGCACCTTCGGCATCCCGCTCTACCAAGCTCGCCAGGAGATCGGCTCCATCCTCCGTGGTGACATCACCATGGATTCCTACCTAGCCAAATCGCTGGGTATTACCAATGAGGACATTGCCAAAGCAAAGAGTGAAGTTGGTGGTGTCGTTGGATTCCTGGAAGATCGACTAAAAGCTGCAGTAGCTGGTCAAGAGATAGCCGCCAAGGGCTTTGCCGGTGTGGTCTCCAACATTGCCGAGATCGGAGAGGAAGTTAAACGCAACTTCGGTGCTGGACTCCTCGACCCCTTACTTGGAGGTTTAACCAACGTCTATGACTTGCTGTTCAAAATCAGTAAGCAAGCTTTTAAAGCAGCAAATGATATTGGTAAGGCTCTAGGCGGCAGCCTTTCAAACCTGGCTGTGCTGTTTGGTGGCGCAGGAGTCGGCGCCATATCCATAGGCGCAGACCTTGCAAAGAGCATCACCGAGGGCGTCGAAGGAGCGATCAACACGTTGAAAGGCGCAATCACAACAGTGATGGCGCCAATAAAGAGCATATTTGCAGAGATTGGAAAGGCCATAGCATTAATGGCCTCAGGTTTAGGAGAGCTTGCCCAAGCCTTTGCCTCTCTACAAATTGAGAAGTTCAAAGCGCTAGTCACAGCCCTTGCAGCAGTCGCACCGCTTATCACTGCAGTGGCATATAGCTTCTCAGAGCTGCTGAAGGTCTATGCCGAACTACTAAGACAGCCCATCGTTAAATACTTCGCCCAGATCGGCGTAACGATGAAAGTAGTCGAGGCCGTAGGCGTCAAATTTGCCGTACAGATGGTGGCATTTGCGACGGTAATTATTGCCAAATGGAAGCCAATGATCGCATTTTTTGCGGGATTAGGCGCAAAGATTGCAGGTTCTCTAGGTCTCGCATTCTCCGCAATCAATGTACTTGCCGCTCAAGTAGGGGGTGTTATTGCGGCCCTTGCCAATGTTTTACTAACTGCAGTTCCCAAATCAGAAGCGTTAGCAGCCTCCCTCACCAAGCTTGCAGTCACTATGGGAGCTGTGAGTAAGGGAGCTGCAACCGCAGGCACCAAAGTCACAGTAATGGG